CCTTAATTGACAACTCACCACTACCGACCAGACTAATATCCTGGTCCAGTAATGGAGGGAGAGACTGTTTAGGTCTCCCGCAACGGGGCTAGTAACCACCCCGCAGATCGCCCTTAAACAGGCGACCTCCACCCGAGCTTGATGCTGACGCGCTCGGGGCGTCCAGAACGCTCCAAGTGTTCGGCATCGACGCTAGCAACGTCGACGGCGGTCCTGGTGATTACAGGTTTCGGCAAGCCGAAACCCGTCACTGGGGTGCGCAAGAGACACTTGAGTAGGGCACCGCTCCCCTCGAGAGGATCTCGAGGAGATTCGGACACTTCGAAGTAGCCCTTGGTTATGGGGCTGAAGTACTTCGGGTGTAGTGTCTGGAACTGATAACCCAGACACGACTCCCTGCCCAACAGTGGTGAGGAAGGCGCAACATTCGGGAAAACTCGAATGAGTCTCTCGATGTGCTTATCCAACCACGCCGTTGTTTGCCACAATCCGGACCAGTAGAACTGGTTCCGAAGTGCGACAATGGCGATAACACCACTAGCATCCTGCCGTCGTGTCGGAAATACTTCACGGACCTTGACGATACTAACGTCATGGCCGTCATAGTATTCTCGACCGCAAGACTCCCTGAAACGACCGTTCCAGAAAGACTTGCTAACGTTTACCCGATGACCGAAAGTCTCGAGTTCGTTAACGACGGACAGCACGTAGTCCCTGGGGACGATAAGATCGTCTCCAAAGACGCGCACCTGCTCCGATAGACGTTTACACGTCCGCGGAGAAAGTGGGGCACTAAGCTCCCGCTCAATCCCGAGGAAGATGATGGTCAGGAAGACCATTGCCTCCATCGGAAAGCAGAGAGCTGAACCCATAGACGCGTACTTAGCCAATCGGATTACTCCGTGGCCGGGTACACGAGCCTTCCGGGAACGGGTTGCATCGACCGCCCTGAGCAATTCAGGAAAGTCTTGCAACATCGCCCGTACATGCTCGTACGAGACACGATCGGAAGCTTCGCTCAAATCGAGCGTAGCGAGGTCGCCGCTGAGCGAACCTCTCCTGGCCATTTCCCTATTAGGGTCCTGGTCATCAATTCCGATCATGCGCGAGAGGATACCATCCTCCTTAAGCGCAGCCCGTATACTGTCAGAGATACCCTGCTGCACATATTGCATGGCAGCGGGCTCAATGGCAATAACACGGGGTGCCTTGAGCGTCTTAGGCACCGTGATAACCCTAACGGGTATCTCGGCGCCGGGTTCGAGAATGTTGAGGTCCGCCTCCAAATCGGGGATAAAACCCCGGTTAGGAATAAGGAACTCACTCGAGGGAAACATCTCCTCGAGCCGTGCAGTCCAGGTATGCGAAGCGTATTTTGCATTACTGCTAATACGATCCGCAACAGCGCCCGGACCATGCCTAGGTACAATCCTGCCCCAGTGGACATCTCTATCCACTTTGGCAAAGAGAGTACTATAAAGCATGTTCGATACGCGCTTGAAATCCTCCATATACTGGGGGTCAAGACGCGCATCGGATTCACGGACATCCTGCTCACATTGAACAAACTCCGACATTGCTCGCCTTTCGCGACGCGGTGTTACCACCGCGCTCCGGGAACCCTCGCGGGTCTCGGACGGAAGGGCGATCTTGCTAAACATCAGCGTTAGCTGACGCATCGCATAGATTGCTTCAATGTCGGGGTCGTCCAATAGCGCACCACTACAAGGGTCGAACACACGATCACGGAAACCTTGCAGGAATGCAGGGAGACCAGTACGAGGGTTCTTCTTGAAAGAAGGAACCTCCGAAGGATCGACGAAACCTTGGTCAAGCCACTTTTCGGTAGCCTTTCCAAAGTTCGCCAGGGTAATCGCCAAAAACGACAACCCCTCGTGTTCAACCCGATCCGTGACAGTAGTTATGTCACGGATGGCGCTGGTGCAGCATCGTGTAGCCATTTCGTGAGCTACACTGGACCAGAGTGACGTCAGGCTTTTCACTGGCTCCTCCTTATCAGAGGTGGTCAGATCCCTAGCCCTGCCGTCAGCAGCGAAATCCCTCTCGTGAGGGATTGTTATATCGCTGCAGCAGTACCCGTACTGACCTTACTGCTGTCTCCTCACCTCCCCAATCAGCGTATCAAGGCTGAAAAGGAAGGCTTGGTAGGCAGCATACAGGTCGTCGTCCATGTTTAGTGGCACGACCGTGATCCAAAGAACCCCCGTCCCATTTCGGGACGGTGGAACCCAGGTCACTGAGACACGGGTACCGTTCACTCCCTTACCATGGTGGGACATGTACATGCCCACTACTGACAAGGGTATCACCTACCAGGTATAGGATATCGACTATCAACACGATTGCTACCATGGCCTTTCGGGTCACGGTAGTTCTCGGATCGAAGTCGGTTTTCCTACGACCAGGAGAGTTACCTCTCGTGGCTCGCGGAGGACGACGAGAACGCCTTTCAGGGCGCTTCGCAGTCATCTCCACGCCTGCGGTGCGACTAGTGTTGCTCCTTTCAGAGGAAGTCTTACGACTCACCTCCCAGAAGCTTCACAATCATCGCATCGGAAGTGGCGGTAAACAGGGTCTTAAACCCCGTATAGACCGCCTGGGCCTCGACAGCCGTGTAACCGGCCGGCGGAAGGTCAAAGACCATGTAATTTGACATGGAAACCTTGACATTTTCCGCAGGTCGGAACGGATCCGAGGTCATCTTCGAGGTGTCGATCCGAAGGAGTCGCCTCGTCCGCTTGCCATAGTCATGGCTCGCGGTCAAGACGATCAAACCGTCACTGCTCTGATACGACGACTCATCGTCCCCCACGCTTACGCGTGGGAGCGGGGTCGTCACAGCGGAGATGGTGACGGACAACGGGTCGGTGAACGACACGGGCATCACTCCTAGGGGCCCGGTTAGACCCCACTTGGCGTTTTAACGCAGTACGTGCATTCACCGCGACCACTTGGAAATTCCAAGCGCCGCGATGATGGACTTCTGGAAGGAATTCAATCCTTCCCAGGTGAGCCCAAAACCAAAAGGAGTTGCCGGCCACCGCACCTTGGTTTCTGAAACCAAGGTAACGATTGCTGGACGCGCTTCCGACGAGACGAAACCCGTCGGTCCCACGTAAGTATAGGTACGTCTGGACACAGTGTGTTCCATGACGTATCCGTACAACAACACCTGATTGTCGATGGTCCATGCGTCGAGATTATGAAGAACATCTCCCGCATTAGTGAACCAATCGACAGCCCAGCTCCAAGGAGACAAGTTCCAGATTGCTCCGGGGGTGAGGTTCAAGCCAAGAAGTTTCTTGGCATAAATGGTCCACAAAGCCATTTTATCCCGGGCGTTTCCGCCCATTGGGATATAGTAGCTAAATGCGCCACTGAACCAAACCCGTCTAAAGACCGTATCGGTCTGGACAACTTGACGCCCTGACGGTGCCGGCGTCTTAAGAAGAAGTGTATTACTAGGATTGGTCCAAGGACCAACCCCAGATTGCACTACCTTCGAGGACGTCGACTCCGTAGGTGGAAAGCCATACTCGCGGCGAACCATTTTGCCAGAATCACGCTCATACTGTGAAATAACAGCATCTGCGTGAGTGATTGCCTGGAATATATCCCGACAGTCACTGACAAATGGTTTCCAGCCAAACTGGTAATTGAGATACTCGTCGGCCAGCGCCTTGCGGCGTTGAGCCTCCGACATCCCTCGCAGCTTATTAAGCAGCGAGGCGCTAACACGAGGAATTCCCTCGCGAAGCGTCTCTCCCAGGAAGACTGAAAGATCCGCGGTTGGGTTCGTAGGAGCGCATCGTGCAATAGCCGTAGTTCCGTACTCCTCCAAGTCATCACGACTTGAATCGGCGTACGGCGGATATGACATCGATGCTGGCCCCATAGGGAGACACGGACCGCTATAATCAGCGTAATCCGTTCTCGAAATGGAGCCATCAAATTTCGAACCAAAGAGATACGCCATCCCGGGTGTTAGCTCGGAATAGCGCTTCTTGGTCGAAAAGTGACCCCCACGATCCCCATGGAATGAGCGTCCATAATAGCGACGCCATCCAGGATGACTCTTTGTCACAGTAACCTGTGACCCGCTGAATTGGCGAAACGCGGACACGTTATCGGCCACCGATGGCGCCTGGTCAATTCTCTTGCCAGACGTATTGATGGACCAACGACGTGTACGGCCTTGAACGGCCCCGCGATACGGAATGATACGAGATTTTGTCTCGTATCCCAACATTCCGATATCACCTCCTCAGTGGCACCTAAGCCATCTGGTCTTGCGGAAGTTAATTCTTCCGCATCCCTCTCTCGAGGGAATGTGTTGCACTGCGCCCTGGGCCCCTTCGGGGGC